CAGACGGAGACAGATTTCCAGTACTCATAGGTCTACGCTACACGCAACACGCACGGGATCAAACGATTGTATTTACCTTACGGGGGTTGCGCGACCACCCGTCAGGGCATAAGTAGGTCGGGTTGTTTTTCAATCTGCGGGGGTTTACGACGCTACGTCGAGGCATCTTCATGCGGGAAGCTGAGTCTATATTAAAGACGGTAATGGCCGAAGCGAGTACGTGGTCGTCGTGGAAACCCTGCGCGGCCTCAGGTTTGCCCTTCTTGTTTATGACGAAAGTCTTCAACTCCTTGATGACATCCTCGCTAGGTATGTCCAAGTTCTCGTCGAGTATCTCTTTGGCTAGGTGATCGATAACCGTTTTACGAGTGTTCCTGTCCGTGTTCCACCCGTAGAACTTTTCCATCTGATGGGACACGTCGCTGACACGTCGTCTCTGATACACGGGTACGCCATAATCCAACAAGTATTTGACCACGGCCAAACCACTGTTGTTGACTTCGGGAACTACCATGCACTTGCCATAGTACACGGACATGGCGGCTACCTCCTCGGCCAGATACGCAACGTCTATGCGACTGTGGTGCAAGGCCACCAACATATGCTTGTGCCACACGTCGGAAGAGTCAAAGTACCCCGCCCGCCACACCTGTACGGAATGGTAGTCGGGATCAGCGCTTATCCCGTTAACCTGCTGATCCTCACCCGTGCAAGTGTCCACCCCTATGAGGTAGGACATACCAAACTGAGGCTCCTGCCATATCGTGGTGTTTCCTCTGGGATCGGGCAAATACTGAGCCGTGGTCTGCTCCTCGTTGGAAAACGCTACTGAACACTTACGCCCGTCGCTTACCGCTAATGACGCCAACGCAGTGGTGTTGAACCGTGGGCGTGAAGACTTCAGGAAACACTCCAAAGGGTCAGACGGATACTCTTGCCTGAACTTGTCGGCGTCACCATCGCATTTGTCCCGAAGCGTTCTACGCCTCCAACGCATCTGCTCAGGCGTACAACCATACTTGTCCACCTCCGAACGCTCGTCTTCGTCCATGCTTGCGACAAATTCGTTACGCTCTTCGTCTGACGCGAAAGGGATTACGGAGTCAGCGAACTCGTACCAAGCGGCAAAAATAAATTTCCAGTCGTTCTTCTCCTCCATTGCGGAAATACAGGTGTTGTAGAACCAACCGCTAGGCCCGTTGGGCGTGGAGTCGCAAATACACAGGCTGACCTCGCTCTCGTCGTACAGGCTTTGGAGGTAGCCTAGAGCGGGGTCCGTGTGACCTGAGTTTACCCAAAAGGCCGTCTCAGTCATATTCCCCACTTGCACAGTACCAGAGCGCCCTGCGTTCTTGGACCCCGCAGTTTCCTTGCCATATCGGGAATCATTACGCAAATGTATGACGTCAGCTAGGTTTCTTTCCGTATCTATGCAACCTTGGCCCTTGCCATACCACGGAAAAGCGTCACTTTCGGCAAACCTACGGTAAATTTCGTAAACTTTGTCGCTTGTGCCTTGAATATCGCCCATTAGAGAGCCTGACAGGCCTCCATACTTGCAAAAATGGTGATACACCAGTGCCTGAGAGCAGGTAGACGCCCCTTTTTGACGGGGTTTGAGTACAATCATCTTGCACGGAGCCTGTTTTGCCTGACATTCACGGTAATAAGCGAACATTCGCTTCTGTAGCGTGTTAGGAACAGGTTGTATCAGCCTGCCTGTCTTGTCTTTTATGACACCGTAGGAGCTAAACCACACCTCTGCGTCAAGCTTGACGAGGTCAGCGGGGTTTACGCTCATTTTTTGGCGTTAATTAAATTTCTTATCTGCAAGATCAGGTAAACGATGGTCAAAAGTGCCGCTAGGAAACTGAGCCAAGGGTTTATGGTCTGCAAGATAACAGAAGTGGTCGCACCACTAGCACCGATCACGGTCGGCATCAGTACATCATTCATCTGGAGTCACGTATGGTTTCATTAAATTTTGGTTTTAGGGAACCCTTATTACTAAAGTCAAAACTTACCAGAACATACCTCGTTGTCTAGCGATTGCATTTAGGGTTCCCTTAGGGTTCCCCTCGATGGATGGGAGAGGGAACCTTCTTTTTTCACGTGTATGCATCGATGCAGGGGTCGATTTCGATGGCGGTACGGGTGGGCATCGATCTCTGGTGTCAGTGTCAGGACTATAGTGTCACGAGCGGGTCATCCTTGGTCCCTGACAGGGCCGTGGACCGCTTGGCTCTGGGCTTTCTGGCTCTGGTGTCAGCTAATTCCTGATTAGCGGAGCCTTGAGGCCTTTAGGTGTCTAGTGTCAGGAGATCAGGAGCGGTGCAGGCCAGAGCGGTGTCAGCCGTAGGGAATTGCCAGAAGGATTTGTCTGGCCGTGGACCATGCCGTGAAGCCTTCTGGGCATGGAGTGATCTGGTCAGGTGTCAGGGTCAGGTCAGGTGTCGATATCGGGTCAGGTCCACGGGTCATCTGGTCAGGTGTCAGGGTCAGGTCAGGCAAAAAACTTTCGGCCTGAGTACCGCATAAACACTGGGCTTTTGAATTTACCCACTGTACAAATTCGCCATGCCCCTAATAGTCGGAGGCAACCTCATCGTTGGATGGGGCCGACGGGATCAACCCCGTGTTTCTTTGACAGTCTTTTATGATGCGAACGACGAACCGCTTTAACTGGTAAACGGGAGGCAGGCCATCAGGCTCTGGCTGAGGTCAGGGTCAGGCCTGCTTCCCTTCACTTTTTTGTGCTTGTCATGTATAGCACTCCGCTATAGCCTGACAGGCTTTTTTGAACCAGAAAACCAGTAAAAAATAAGGAGATCAAAACTATGAATGGAAACATCAACCCACAAACGCTCCAGTGGACCGCTGACGTTGGGCCTTTTCAAACGGGCCAACAAGTGCGAGTCTCTGGGCCTGCCAGAGCCATATTGCGGAAGTTCTTCAACGGGGCCAAGAAAGACCCTGCCTTGAAGGCCAAGTGCGTCCACATCCAGTCGAACGGGGAGCCGATCCCCAGTCACAAGCTCTCGACCGACGAGCTGATCAGGGATAGCATCAACGTCGGTGTCGACGTGGAGGCAGTCGTTGTAGCCAATCCCCCCAAGAAACGTGGCCACTCCAAGGGCAGATTCGGACGGGGTCAGGGCAACTCAAGCCAGATCAATTCAGGTCAGCAACCTGCACCGTCCAGTCCTGCACCCAGTGCTGACACCGACGAGGAGGAAGCGCCCAGTCTGGGTGACTTGCTCGACGAGCATCAGCCAGTCGAAGAACCGCCAGTGGTCAACCCTCACAGGGTCAAGGACGAACACGGGTTCCTGCAAGGCTTCAAGGTCAAGGCTCAGGACGTCATCGACGGTCTGGTTGTCAGCGCCCAGAAGCTTTTCGGCCTGAAGCGTAAAGCCCTCGACGGCATCCCTGTCAGGGTCATCGGCTCCGACCATCCTATGGTCCCTGCCGTAGACCCCAACTTCTATGCCGACTACCAGAAGGGCGAGACCCTCGCCACCGCTCTTCGCAGGCTCTGGATGACAGAGGAGATCGACTCCCTGCCGACTGACCTGATCCTCAGGGAGGCCGACCCAGAGCAAGCCAACCCTCTGACCCCAAGTGAGAAGGCCACGCTTGCTTCTGGCAGGAAGCGGAACAAGCGGTCCAACTGTTGGTTCCACGGCCATGCAGGAACGGGCAAGTCTTCTCTGGTGGAGCATATAGCAGGAGTGACGGGCCGTCCGTTCTTCACCTTGCCCTGTCATGCAGGGACCACCATGAACCACTTCTTCGGGGACACTGACGTCAGGGCCGTAGGTCAGGGCGAACAGGCTCAGGACTGGAAGGATGGCCTCTTCGCCAAGGGTGTAGCCACCCCCCATGCCGTGGTCCTGATCGACGAGATCGCACGGGCTGATGACACCCACCTGATCAGCCTCAATGCACCGCTTGAAAACAGGCAGGTGCTGATCCCTGAGGCAGGCATATCCGAACCCTTCGCCAAAGGTGTCTGGGTCTGCGCGGCTGACAACGGGAACGCCACTGAATGCGAGCATGGAATCTATGCAGGTGCCGAACTGGACGCCTCCATCCCTTCTCGTTTCAGGACGGGCATCAAGCTCGACTTCCTCCCCTCTGACGTAGAGGCCAAGGTTCTTTGCGACATGACGGGGATCGACGCCCCCACGGCCAGTGAGATCGTGAAGGTGGCCAACGCCCTGCGAACCGCAACCACGTCAGGTCAGGCATCCAAGCTTCTCCCCTCCCTTCGTGATCTGGAGGCATGGGCTGAGGCCATCATGCTTGGGGAAGACCCCGTGCAAGCATTCGGGGCATCAGTGGTAGCTCTGGGTGTCGATGCGGATGACCACCAGACCGCTAAGGTCATATGTCAGGATCAATTCGGGGCTGAAGCCCTCAACCTCGTCGGCTACTCGTCCTGAGTAGCTGACACCAACCAATCAATACGGAGGACAATCAAATGTTATTAGGAATACAAGCAAAGTTAGCGCTCACCAGAGCCTGCAACTCAATACTCGCACACATGATAACCGTCTGGGATAGGTTCATGCCTGCATCAGATTCAGGAACCCTGACCATATGCGACATCGACGTCAGATTCGAGGGCAATCAACCATGCATATCATGGCAGATCGACCCGAACTACTCCACCCACGAAGGTGTCCGCAAGGTGGCAGGCAATATGTACCTGCCATACATCGCTGATGACGCCGTGGTATCGAAGGCCAACATGGACCGTGTCATTGCGGAATTGGCTCACGAACTTATGCACCCGTTCCTGACCCTCAAGGATAACTGGGAAGACCTCGTCCAGAAGAGGCCTGACCTCAAGGATATCGTGAATGCAGGTGAGGATTGCAGGATCGAGTGGATCAACCGCAAGGAAGGCCTGCAAGCAGGAGCCGTAACCCTTCTGGTGACCCTGATCGAGAGGCTTGCACTGGATGCGATAGCGCACGGGTTCGACGCCTCCCACCAGAACGGAGTTGCGTGGACCGTAGCCCTGCTTGGACGGTGCCGTCACACATATGCAGGCATCCTTCCTCCTGCACTCCAGAAGGCTCAGGACTTAGCCGAAAGTCAGCTTGCCAGAAACCCTGACCTCAAGAGCAAGGTGGACGGGTACTTGCACGATATCTTCGCTGACCCTATGGATGCTACGATCCCTGCCAGTTCAGCCCAAGTCCACTGGCCCCATGAGGTGAAGCGTGAAGAGCCTGACACTAACGGTGACCCTGACG